AGTACCTATCAATCCAGTATTCGATCATCTGCGTCACGCCGCCGCCCTCTTCGCCAGGATCCCGTCGATCAGCCGCCAGAACTCGTACGGGGCGTCTATCAGCCGCTCCCGCAGCGTGGCCGTATCCGTCAGATCCCATCCCCAGGAGGCGTGTCCGACTCGCTCGTTTGTCACGATCCGGCAGCCGCAGAGCGCCGCCTCGAGCACGACCCGCTCCCCCGCGCACCAGGCGTCCGGCAGGTGGACCAGGAACTCGTGCGCCGAGTAGAGGGCCGGCATCTTCTCCGGCAGGACCGGAGGGATCGTTTTCACGTTCCTCCCGCGGATGACGTCGTTCGCCGCCAGCACCGAGAACCGGATCTCCGGGTGCTCGGCGATGTAGTTTTTCAGCCGATCCCAGGTCTTGATCGTCCGCACGTTGCAGACCAGCGCCGTACCCGGCGCGCGCGCGACCCCCGGCACGGCCTGAAAGGCGTCCACGTCGATCGCCAGCGGGATGCACTCCCCGGTCGCCCCCAAGCCCTCTCCGTGATTGTCCCGATGAACCGGGGAGAGGAAGACGTTCAAAGCGGCGTGCGTAAACAGCCGGCGGGAGAACTCGGGCCGGGTCAACTCGCGGTGGTCGTGCTCGTACTTGACGTACGGCACCCGTCGTTCGTACAGAACCGCCAGGAGGATCCGCATCTGGTCGCCGGCGAAACGCCACAGATTGTTCAGGACGATCAGGTCGGCGTTCGCCAGGGCGTCTTCCCGGAACTCGGTCGGCGTGACGAGATCAACATGGAACCCGCACCGTTGCCCTACCGTCATGACCAGCCGTGCGGAGAACTCCGCGCCGCCCTGCCAGTCGATCCCGTTGTCCTGTACCCAGGCGATCCGGGCCTTCTTCACCCGCTTTGCTTCCTGCGCGAAGGTCGCGACCTTTAGTTCCGCCGAAGGCTTAGGAGACGGCCGGTCGGCAGGGTCGACGATCCGCCACTTGCCGCGCAGCTCTCCGGCGATCGCCTTGTCGCGCGCGATGTGCATCCTCGGGCCGTAGGTGTCCCGGAGTGCCTTGTCGATGTTCTCCACGAACACGATCCGGGGAATCACGCTTTCTTGTCCTCCCCGTGCACGTCGCGGTACGAGAGGACGTCCTTCGTCTCGTACCCCATGCCCTGCGCCGGGGTCATCTCCTTGACCTCCGGCTTCGGCACCACCTCCCAGATTCCGGCCGCCACGCCCCGGGCGACCTTTTCCTCCGGGACGCGCATGAATTCTCCGTTGACCGACAGGAGCTGCGGATCCAGATTCCGAACCTTCACGAATTCCATCTGCCCTCCGAAGAGAAACGCCCCCGGGCCGGGAAAGAGCCCGGGGGCGTCGTGTTCAGTTCGGGCCGCTTACGAGTCCAGCCCGTCGTCGAGGACCGAGAACCCCTCGGAAACGCCGGGCGCCCCGTCCTGCCGGACCACGAACCGCAGCGCGGTCTGGTCGTAGTTGAAGAGATAGTCCCGGCTGGTGTCGATCGTCATCTCCTGACGCATCGCCCAGATGTAGAACCCGAGGTCGCCGAGCACCAGATCGCCGCGGGAGCCCAGGGCCGGGACGTTCCGGGTCTTGAGAACCGGGTAGCCCAGGAGCTGCGGCACCATGGCGGCGCCGAGGAACGTGGTGAACCCGTCGTGGTACACGGGCTGTCCCACGGTGTCCTTCTGCTTGCGGAGCGTGTTGACCGTCGCACGCCGGGAGAGGAAGGTCAGGTTCTGGAAGTTCTCGTCGAGCGAGGATTCCAGGTTGATCAGGTCGTCGTACTTCACGACCCCGGTGTTCGTCCGTCCGACGCTGTTGATGGCCGGGTCGGTGATGATCCCGGTCATCTGGTTTCCGGTGCCAAGGCCGGAGATGATCTCCCCTTCGGTCTTGTACTGGAACGCCCGGATGAAGAGGCCGGTGATGTAGTTGATGATGTTGATCGAGGAGTCCCCGATCAGCTCATCCGTCAGCAGGATCAGCCCGATGAGCTTCTTCGCCGTGAAGGTCAGCGTGTCGAACTCGGGCTTGGTCGGGGTCTTGATCGCGCCCTCGTTCGGGTGGTACAGCGTGATCCCGCCGTAGTACGACCCGGCCGCCTGGACCAGCTTCGGGATCTTGAGGACGAGCGAGGACATCGGTATGCGCCAGACCTTGCCCAGGACCTGGGACTGCGCGGTGGCGAACTCGACGACGGTCGCCATGAACTCGGTCGGCACCAGCGCCCCGGCGTCGGTGGTCGTCAGCTCGACGGTCGACTTCTCGCCGAAGATCTTCTTGTGCTGCTCGAGGACCTCGGCGTTGTAATCCGGGATGCTGATCCCCTTGGCGCCCAACTTCTGGAAGTCCGCGCCGCACAGGACGATCTTCGCGAACTTCTGCATCAGCGGGGACAGGGAGAGCCACGGCCCCCCGGTCGCCCGCATCCGTGCGCCCATCTTGCCTTCGTCGATCAGGCCGCTCTGTGGCAGCGACCCGAAGGCGTGCTGCTTCTGGTAGAACCCCAGGTCGACGATGGACTTTCCGCACGTCTCGGACACATCCCCGTCGCTGAACGGGAACATCGCCCGCTTATCTACCCGGCTGATCTCGTCTTTGAGGGCCTGGATCTGCGGCAGGTCCATCCCCTTGATCGCCTCGGCCATGATGCCCTTCAGATCCTCCATCTTGATCGTGACTTCACCCGTGGATTCCGGCGGCATATCTGCGTCCTCCTTGTCCTGAAACGAAAAAAGCCCCGATCAGAGGCTTCCGTTCGCTTCGGCTGTTTGAAGTTGGTGGTTAGGGCACGCGGCCCTTCATCCGGTCGATCTCCCGCTTCGCCTCTTCGTTGATGACCTCACGCGCGATCGCGAGGATCCGCGCTCTTGCCGCCTGCTTCTCGGCTTCCGGCGTGGGATCGTCGCGCACGATCACGAGGCGGGGCGGCGTCTTCTTCTCCGGCGGGTTGTCGTGATGCTCCTCGTCACCCTCTTTCCCGCCTTCCGGTTCGGGCGGGAGGGTCTTCAGAAGCGGTTCCAGGTTCGCAAGGCCTTTCTTCATCTCCTCGAATGCGTCTGTCAGCCGTTTGAGCGCATCAGGAAGCGCGGCGGCTTCAAGCGCGGCGATCCTCTCGCCGATCTCCTTCATCGGATCAGGAGGTGGATCAGCGGGAGGCTCGGGCGGCGCGATCGCCTTCGTCAGCTCGGCGAACTTCTCCGGCTCGCATTTCTCGCAGGTGGAGCCAATGTGCTTTCCTTCTTTCATGAAATGCGTCAGCGGCCCCTTGCACTCCGAGCATTCCCCGTGCTTCCCTTCGCACGCCCCGCAGCCGGTGCAGGTCTTCTCGTCCACGACGCCGAACCAGTGGGATTCGGGAACCTGGAATGGGCCCTCGAGTTTCTCTGTCCTCTCGAGGAACTCTTTGAACTCCTTGACCGTCTGGGCGAACGGGTTCATGGGTACGCCGACGGGGCTGTACTCGAGTAGCTGCCACTTCGTGACGTCGCGGCCGTCGTACCGCCCTTCCCGCAGCAGGTCCTTCGCCTCGTCCACGGAGTACCCGATGGACCAGTTCGGGAGGAAACCACCCTTCGCCTTGGCGTAGAGGCGCTGGCCCACCTCGTCATTGAAGAACTGCGTCTTCGCGAGGATGCCAGGCTCCCCCTTGAACTCGTCCACGGTGAGAGACAGCGGCTTTCCGATCGGCTCGTAGGACATCGGGCCGCGGCCATGGAGCATGAGCACGACGGGTTTCCCGACGATCTTCATCCCCTTGGCCCGCATGATGTCGCCACCGCGGTCCTTATGCTCCGTGGAGATGAAGTGTTCGAGAATCAGGTTCTCGTCGTCGAACGCCTTGACCTCGGCCTCGAATATCTTGTGCTCGATCTTCATGGGTCGCTCCTTTTTCGACGGGTTGCGGAAATGAAAAACCCCGCCGGAGCGGGGTCGAAAGGTTTCACGTGGAACAGGTGATCAGGCTTTTTCGTACCCGAGCGCGCACCGGCAGTTGATGGTCTCCGCTGGATCGCTCCCGTTCCCCGGGGCGTCCATCTCGTCGTCGCCGACTTCGAACATCTCGTCGATCGGGATCCCGTCCGCGTACTGCTCGCCGGCCTGAACGTGCGTCGGACGGACATTCTCGTCGCCGGCGGTGAGCCATGTCTTGGCAACCTTCTCCTCGATCCCAGCCTGACGGATCGCCAGCAGGTCCGCCTTGTTCGACGCCGCGATCGTCTCCGTGCGGGCGATCAGCGGGGCCCGGTACTTGTCATACGAGTCGAACGTCTCCCGGAGCGTGTCCGCGATGACGGAGAGCGGCTTGCCGTCGGAGAATCCCTGCCGCAGCACCGCCCGGATGTCGTCGAACGTCGTGCCGGCGACCTCTGTGGAGAACATGTCCATCCTGGAGCTGAGCCACTTCGCGACTTTGGGATCGTTCACGTCGAATGCGAAGTTGACACCGATCTCGCGCAGGATTCGCTTGCCGCCTTCCTCCACCAGCGCGGTGACGGGAGGCTTGACGAGCAGCTGCAGCCTTGCCGCCTCCGTCTTCTTGTCGATGTTGATGTCGTCGCCGACGCCCTTCTTGGCGATGTGCTCCTGGACCGCCTTGCGGGACCAGCCGGCGTACTGCGCCTCGACTCTGGGGCCCAGCTTGTTGAGGCGCCCGATCACCTCTGAGCCAAGGTTGCGGAAGTATCCCTTCATCTGCGACGTGACCATCCGCTCCCAGGGGGCCTGCCGGGAGACGAAACGCCGCCAGCGCCGTGCGCGTGCCACAGCGGAGGCCGCCTTTTCCTCTCCTTCTCCGTCTTCTTCCTTGGGTGGCGGAGGAGGCTCGGCAGGAGCGGCCGAGGCTTCCGGATCCTGCGACAAGCTGAACGGGATCCACGGCTTGTTGCCCCACGGCACGGGGTCTTTCGCGATCTTCGCGCGCTCCTCGTTGATCGACGTGACGAAGTTACGCAGGTTAATCTCCCGCTCCGTCAACTCCAGCGCGCGGTCTCCCGCGTCCGGCAGATCGAATTCGACGAACAGCCCGCGATCGTATCTCGGCAGCAGGAACGTGTTGATCTGCTCCTCGATGAGCGTGCATTTCGGGGCGATGCACTCCTTCACGAACGTCTCGTCGAGGACCTCCATGTTCGCCCGGTTGCTCGGCACTTCGAGCCCGAGTTTGGCCTCGGACAGGTCGTACGACGAAATGATCTTCTCCCGGGTATACTTGCCGATCTCGTCGACCATCGAATCCCTGTTGCTCCACCCCGCCTTGTCGGCTTTTAGTCCCGAATGCGTGATCAGCGGTCGCCCTGAATCCGTGGCGGATCCCCATTGATCGCGGATCTGCTCGACGACCTCCATCACCCGATCCGGCCCGAGCGGTTGGTCCGTGTGGAAGTGCAGCCCCGGGATGCCGCGCTTCTGGAACAGGGCCCGCTGCTGCTGCATGAGGAACATCTCGATGTCGTAGGGATACTGCTGGGCCATGAGCGGGGAGAACCCGAGGTAGGGGGATGCCGGGTTCGGGTACTTCAAGGCGAGGATCTCGTCGGGCGGGAACGCATTCTGCACGGAGCCGTCCTTGTAATACCACTCCTTGATCCCCATGGTCGGCAGGGGCACGGCTTTCAGCTCCGCCGTCTTGGTCAGCGGCAGCGGCCAGATCTCTCCAGGAAGCCCGAGCCCGTTCTTAGGCAGGTACCAGCCGCATAGGCCGGAGAGTTCCATGCGCATGATGGTCTCGTACCACAGCGCCATGCGCGACATGATCGCGTTCGGATGCCCCATGATGTCGAGGAACGGATGGGATAGAACTTCCTGCTTCTCGACGCCGAGCTGCTTCAAGGCGTAAGCACGCTCGCCCGCCGTGCCGATCTGCTTGGTCTGTGAAATGATGCCCGACGGGTCGAGGATCTTCTGCCCGTTTTTGCCCCGCAGGACGAACAGCCGGAGCGGCTGCATGGCGACGGTCTTCCCGATCTTGTCGATCGCCGTGTACACCCAGCTCCGGTATGATTCGCAGAGTTGCGAATACGACTTCTCCGGCCCGATACCGAGGGCGACAGAGACGGCGCTGACCAGTTGCGACAGCTGCGCGGACTGCGCCTTCTCTTCTGTTTTCGAGTACCCGCGCTTCCTGGCGATCAGATCGAATATTTCCGTCAGCATCGTCTCCCTCTCTACGCGAAGGCGAATCCGGGAATGCTACGGTTGCGCCACCAGTTGATTGCCTGCGTGGTCTGGTCGACCTCGTCGTCGTTCGCCCCTCGGGGGAAGGACGCCATCTCGCCGATGTACTCGTCGACCCACGGAGCGATCGACTGATCCGGCAGGTACAGGTTCCCGGCCTCGTGCTCTGGCTGGATCGCGTACGCCCGGGCTTCCTTGCCTCCCTCGGGGTTCACGGCGATCACCCCGGGGATCTCCTTCTGCAACGTCTCGATGATGGCTGGACCGTTGGCCTTGTCCTCGACGAGAATGGCGACAGCCATCGGCCACCGCTTCTTCATCGCGCGGACGGCCTTGACGGAATCGGCGAATCCCATCCGCTCCTTGATGCGGTCGATCAGGTACTTGTCCGCTCCGACCCGCCCCCAGGCGCCGCCGGCGACGTAGTCGGAATCGGTGGTCTTCTTGAAGGTCATGTCCCACGACAGCACGATCTCATCGAACTTGGCGGGCCGGGCCTTGTAGAACCGCCAGTGCTCCCGCTTGAAGATGCCGCCGCCGGCCGGTGCGGGCGTCTGCTGCAGCTGCCCCGCAGTGCCGTAGGAGCCCAAGCGCGTTTTCAGATCCTTGAGCACCGCCGTGTCGAACCGCTCTGGCCACAGCAGCTCGCCCACCTCTTCCCTCGGATCGTAGGACCCCAGGGAGGTCGACCGCCGCTTCCCGTCGAACTCCATCGGCAGGAGGATGTGCTCCCATTTCACGTCCTGGGACAGCAGGTGTCCCGTGGCGTCCCGCTCGTGGCCGCGCTGCTGTACGATCACCTGCCGACCCGTCTTCGGGTCGTTCATCCGGGTGCTCCACACCTCGTCCAGCCAGCGGTTCACTCCGTCGCGCGCCGGATCCGAATGGATCTCATCGAGGTTGTTCGGGTCGTCGCAGACCAGGATGTCCGCGCCTTCCCCGATCACCGATCCGCCGACGGACGTTGCGAGGCGGTACCCCGCCTTGTCGTTCTCGTACCGGCTCTTCACGTTCTGATCGCCGGTTATCTGGTACACGCGCCCCCACCGGGACTGATACCAGGGGCTTTCGATGATCCGCCGGCAGCGCAGCGAGTCCCGCACGGACAGGCCCATGGAGTACGACGAGAACATCCAGCGGGTCGTCGGCCTCGTCGCCCACTCCCACACCGGCCAGAACACGGAGATCAGGCCGGACTTCATCGTCCGTGGCGGTTCGTTCACGATCAGCCGCTTGATCTGCCCGGCACTTACCGCCTCGAGGTGCTCGCAGAGACAGTCGATGTGCCAGCCCGGAACGAACGGCGCCAGCGGCTCGATGATGTGCCACGCCTGCTCAATGAACCTGCGTAGGCTCTTCTCCGCGATCAGCTTGTCGATCAGGGGCAGCGGCGGCGGCTGGTACGGCTCCGGCGGTAATGATGTCGCGGATTCGCTTGAGATCATCGAGCGGCAGGCTCCTCAGACGGCGCTCCTCTTCTTCCGACACTCCGCCATGCAGAGGCACGCCGTCTGCTCCGGTGACCTCCTGGCGCTCCACCCACCCGCGCTTCTTGCCCTTGCACTTGAGGTGGAAAAAGATCGACGCTTCCTTGCCGGCCCTGATGTTCTTCTTGAGCTGCGATTCGGTGTAGTCGAGGTCCCGCTCCGTCATTTCGATGAATTCGGCCTCGAAGGCAGGATCGGCCTTGCGCCATGTGTAGACTTGAAACCTGGACATGCCGCATGCTTTGCTCGCCGCAGTAACGTCGCACATCTTCCGCTCGAACGCCGTGAGGAACAGCTTCTTCCGGCGGGCGGTCTTCGCGGCCGTTCTGTCCGGGACCTGTGTTGATCTGTTCCCGCCGCTCATGCGCTCGCCCCCAGTCCCATCGCCGCCGCGTTCTGCCGCCGGTGATGCGCCGCCAGCCCTCGCGCGCGATTCGTCCCCACCGGGCAGATATCGCACGGCCTGATGACCCGCTCCCTGCAGTGCGCCGGAGAGATCCGAATCCGAAGACACGCCAGCTCCCGATCGAGTTTCCTGCACTTTCGCCATGCATGACCGGGGGGTAGGCGTTGGCCCATGTGCGCTCCGGAAATGAAAAAAACCCCGGGGGTTCCGGGGCCTTGGTGATAATCCTGATTGTTGTGAGGATGCTACGGTTCGCAAGGGGGGTGTGCAAGCCCCCGAGGGTGGACATGAGTTACAGGGGGTATGTCACCTCCTCCGTCCGGAGAGGATGAAGATGTCCTGCTTGCTCACGATACCCACCTCCATCATGTACATCGCGGGGTCCTTGTCGCGCTTGGAAAGGTTGCACTTCGGGCAGAGTAATTGAAGATTGTTTTCTCCGTTCCCTCCTCCCCTCGCGATGGGGATTATGTGATCGACATGGAACTGGTCCAGATCGACGTGGCAGAAAACACACTTCCCGTCCTGCGCTTCGAACAGCCGCCGGATGGTGGGCTTTCCGATATCCTTTCGCTTGTGTCTTTTGACCGGCCCGGTGGAATCATTTATTTCAGGAGGCCCCTTCCTCGCCTTGTGAAATTTCTTATAAAGATTCGTACAGCAGAATTCGCACATGCGAACGGTATCGCCCGTTGGAAACACGAAGGGGTGCAGCGGGAACATGTGCCCGCAACGGGGACAGCGTTCATATTCACGGCGCGGCAACAATTACCTCCTGCCCACAGTGGGCGCAGGTGTGCGACCGCTTCCGCATCCAGGCGTCGAGATCCGCCGTGTTCACGGTGAATTTTCCCTCGCTCACCTTGACGGGGAAATCCCGGTATTTCTTCCACAGCCGCGTCACGCTGCGGCCCGTGACGCCGATGTATTCGGCGATCTCCTTGCGTCCTGACAGCCAGCGCGAGTCGGTCAACCTGTCACCTCCTTCGATTCTCTGATGGTCTCCGCTCATCCCCGCTCCCCCTTCTCCGCCCTGCATGGAATCGTTCCGTTCTTCAGCGCCGCCCGCATGTTCCGGATGTCCGCCGACACCAGCCCCTGGTAGTTCCTCGGCCACACGTGCTTCCCGCACATCTTGCAGAACACGCGGCCCTTGCCGATCCGCTCCTCCGGCACGCGGCCCATACACAGCGGGCAGACGGCGTGCTGCGGGATCGACCGCCACACCTCGCCCGCCGTCTCGTCCGACGCCCGCAGATAGATCACCGCTTGCTTCGTCCGGTCGAACCGCTCGACCACCCGGCGGATCGACATCGCGTAGATCATCTGCGCGTTGGAGACGGCGACCTTGACCGGAGCACGCCTTTCTTTCGTCGGCAGCAACGTCCGCACGCCGAGGATCGACATGATCCGCTCGGCCTCCTCCACATGCTTTCGCAAAGTCTTCACGCCGCCGGTCGCTGGAACGCCCTCGCCAGCCGCTCGATGCTTGCGACGTACGCCTCGATGGGGACCAACCCCCGGACGGCGGCGGGCGCCGCCTTGTGGGGATACAGGTCGCGCGGCTCGTTGATCCTCGGCAGGAACTCGGGCTCGCGCGCCAGCGCGGGCCGCACCTCCCGCTCCATGAACGCGGCCAGGATCGCCCCCTGGATCTCCGAGTTGAACAGGTGCACGTGGCCCTTCACGTCGAGGAACGCAAGCTCGGACTTCATCGTGCTGAAGAGGAACTGCCCTCGGAATCCTTCGTAGTCGGACAACATCGGCACTCGGTAGAGCTTCACGCCACCACCCCCTTATCCCGCAGGATACGGCTCTCCCTCAATTCTTCTTCGGAGCACGACAGGATCCCCCGCGGCTGCTCCATGCCCGTCCCGTAGAGCACTCGTTTCTCCTCTGCGTCGAGGGTCTGCACAAATGCTTCCCTCGCCATAAGACCGAACATCACCATAGGCATGACTGAGTGATGCATCCGTTTCGACCACCTGAGCACCCTCCGCTCCCGTGCCCTGCGCTTCCATCGTGGCGGCCTCATCCCTGCGCCCTCCTCTTCCTTGCGCGCACCGGCTTCCGCTCCCCGGCTTTGTAAAACCTCGGGGTCTTCGCGCGCGACAGCTTGCCCTTCTCGAACACGACCTCGCGCGATTCGGAGATGTTGATAACCTTCCCGTCCTTCGTGACGGCCGCGCGCAGCAGACACCACAACCCCTCGTTGTCCACGAGCAGGTGAACCTGATACTTCTCTGTGCAAGCCGCGCCGAACAAGCTCCCTGAGCCTATAAAAACATCCACCGTAAAATTCAGCGTATCCCCGGGAACAACATTGATCGGCCCTGCTCGACTCATCCGACCACCTCCTTTTTCTCAAGTATCTGTTCCACCTCGCACGGCTCGCAAACCGGCGTCTTCCCCGTGCCCCCGCATCCGTGACACTTCGCCGTCCCGATGATCGCGTGCACGTGCGGGTCGGGGCCGAGAGCCTCGATCGGGACGCGGCCCGCGCCATCACACCGGATGCAGGGCTTCAGGTCGCGGTACATTCGCCGTCCTCCTCTCGTGCGCCGTCACGTCGATGTGGTACGCGGCCACGGCGAACGCGCTGCGTAGGTCGCTCTTTCCGTCCTTGAGTTTGAGTTGCGCCATCGTGTCCGCACCGAACCGCTCCAGGAGGGCGCGGCGCAGTAGGGTGTCGTTGACGACCGTGTCCTGCAGCAGACCCTTCCCGTACTTGTGCCGCCCGTACTGAAAGCAGGGGATCTTCAGGTCGGCGCACCGCTGCAGGATCCTCCCCTCGGCACGGCACGTATCGAACGTCTCAGCACCGACCCTCTTACCGAACGCCTTGATGCTCTCCATGGCGACACACGCCGGGGGCGCGCACGACAAGGCCCGGATGATCCGACCAGTAGAAACTCTCCCTACAGCTACGACGCGGTACCGCCGGTCGATCAGGCAGTACGCCGACTCGACTGGCCCGGGGTCGACGCCGAGGATCAGCACGGCTTCATCTCCCGCGCCGGAGGATTCCCGTCGACCGCGCAGCGGAGGCAGAGGTAGTGCTCGACGATCGTATTGACCCAAGCGGAAGACCCATCGAAGTTGCGCCACTCGACCTTGGCGATAGTCACCGCCTGCTCGAATTGCTGCGTCTTGTACAGCAGGCACCCGCAGCCTTCGCAGGAAACGATGTCCTTGCGTTGGAGGTGTGGAGGCTGAGAACCTCCGCGCAGATATTCTATTTCCAGGTCTTCCCTTACTTTCCGTTTGCTGGCGGCCCTCACGTACATCGTGACCGCTGCGACAAGAACCACCATGCATACCGCGAATGCAATCCATCCGACCAGATGTTGTGTCATCCCGCCACCGCCTCCTCTCTCCCGATCGCCTTCCGCACCGCCTTCGTGTCCTTCAGGTTGACGCCCAACTTCTCCAGCGCCCGCCAGACGCAACGGCAGACGATCGCGGACCTCCCGCCGCCCGTGTACCCGGCGATCCCCTCTCCGTGGCAGCTGCCGTGCGAGGGCTTCGCCAACTCGCGGACCTTGGACGGGTCGAGGAGGAAGGTCATGCGTCCCTCCCCTCGCCGCTGGCGCGGAGTAAGGATTGGATACCACCCCATCGGTTCTTGCGACCATTAATCGCAAGTTCGATATTTTCAATACGCCGATAGAGATTCATTTCAGAATAGGAAACAGAGATGACCGGCCCGGACATGAACGCCCCCTCACATCGGATGCCCTTGTCGTGCAACCGCTTGCAGATGCAGCTCGGACAGAGCAGACCGCCTTCATCGCCGCTTGAGGTAATTTGTTCCCATGCATCATAGGGAATAATGAGGTCTGGGAATCCATACTCATCGCCGTAGAGCCGGCGGCAATCCTCACAAGTAGCAGAGTCCGTCACCCCTCGCCCCCTTCCTCCAGGAACTGGTTCTCGGCGCCGCACGACGGGCAGACCTCGAACGTCCCGCGGTCGCCCTCGCTTATCTTCCAGAAGTGCTTCACGCCCGCGGTGCCGGCCTTCTCCTTCACGAACGGCTGCGCGTACGGGTGGCCGCAGGCCGAGCAGACCTTCAGCCCCGGCGGGGCTCCCTCGAGGATCGCGTCGGCGGCCTGCTCGAGCTGCTCGGGGGTGGCACCCTCCGCCGGCGGATCCCCGGGTGCACCCTCCGTCGCCGCCGGCGTCTCGATCGTCTCCGGCTGCGGCACCCGGTAGCACGCGTCGCACAGGATGATCTCCTTGCCGTCCTTCACCGGCTTCGCGAAGAACGGCTCGTTCACGCAGTCCACGGTCCGGCCGCAGGCGTGACAGATTTCACTCATATCCACCACCCCGGGCAACAGCGGCGTGCCCGTCTCGTCGCGATCCGACCGGCGCCGGCCCGGCGTGTACCCCTTGTTCACCGCGGCCAGGATCCGCACGGTGGCCAGCCCCTTTTTGATCGGGAACAGGAACGCCAACTCGTCCTGCGTCCGCTCGTCGTTCGGGAAGACGAGCTTCACCTCGATCACCTTGTCCTTGATGCCGATGTCTCCTACTCTGCCGTTGAGCGCAAAACTTTCGAGCATTTGGGCCTCCTTTTTATTGTGTGCGGTCTGTGGGCGCTGTGGGCCGTCAACCTGGCCGTCCAATACTGCCGAGAATTCCCTGTTCCTGGTCCGGATCGTGCTGCAGGCAATACCACCGACCGTTGATTCCGATCGTGCCTCTTTTGTCGCACCCCCCGATAAAAGCGCAAGCATCTTTCAGCCGAGTCGCTTTAGGCGTAGCGGCGGGGGCCTCAGAGCCCCCGGCCGGGACGCTTGCCGTAAGGTCTTTATTTTCCGGAAAAGGAATAGGATCAGGAGCAGGATCAGGAGATGGAGCATTGCCAGCTGCATTCCCTTTGGCATTAGGTGCTTGTATTTTCTTAGTTTTTCGCTTGTTCGCCCAACGGCGCTCCGCAAGCTCGGTTGCTACCTCTGACCGCTCCTTACGAAAGTATGCGTAAGGATTACGCTTTCTCCAATTATGTAGGGCATAATGCGCTTGGCTTTGCGTTTGGCTTTGCGAATCGCATAATATATCGAGAAATCCTGGCTTTTTTGCTTCCCCACCAGCATCTATCAGGGCATTGATAAATTCACCGGGTTCGCCGTCCCATCGGACCGCCTCTGCGATTTCCTTGGCGCTCATCCCGGTCAAGATGCCCTTGGGGAAATACTTTGAGGCGTAGCACCAGAGCCGGAAGAGACAGGCGATACCATGGTCCCCGGTGCGCCGGAAGAACCTGACGGTTTTAGGGTGCTCAAAGAAGGCGTCATCGACCCGTATGTCCTGCACCTATCCCCTCCCTCACGCTCTCGCCAGCAGGTCCACGAACCAGAACTTGTCGACCTTGCGGATGTCGATCAAGGCGATGTTCTCGATGATGAACTGCCGGACATCCTTCTCACGGATGAACCACATATCCCCGCCCTGGATCTCCAGGCGGTTCGTCCCGCGGCGCTCCGCTTTGAGGTGCCCGAGTTCGATCCAGCGGGTGATCGTCTTGGAGCAGCTCACGCCGAAGCATTCCGCCAGTTGCCGGGAGGTGTATCCGTCCAGGTTCCGCAGGAACCGCATCCGCTTGCGCTTCAGGAAGATCCCCATGACCGACCGGTGGAACCCGGCGCTCTTCAGCCGGATCTGGATCCGCTCCGGCGTCAGGTGCGCCCACCGCTCCAGGACCGCGATCTCCGCGTCGCTCCAGTCGGGCTCCTTGCGGCGCACCTCCACGACGCCCAGGTGCAACGCCCACCGGGAGATGCGCCAGCGCGGAATGCCGAGGCGCTTCGCCAGGTCGTTAATCTCGCCGTCTCCGGTGCTTTCACGGTAGACCTTTCGGATCTGCGCCTCGATCTCGGGGGTGAGCTGCCACTTGGGCGTGCGCCCCTTCCAGCGGTGGTAGATCGGCAGGCGGAGGGCGGGCTCCATCTATATCCGCCGCCTCCCTAAGTACCGCTCGATCCTCTCGTCCATCTCCGCGCGTATGCGCTCCCTTTGGTAGTCGATATCCTTATCAATGCGGTCCAATATCTCGGAAAGCTCCGGGCACGCGAACAGGATGCAGCGCAGCCGCCAGTCGGGGCAGGTACGGTCGCAGATCATCGGGTGGGGGCCATCCATCGCCCCGCCCTCTTGTCCGCCGCCACCGCCTTGTCCACCAGCCAGATATCGTCCACGGCGGGGTTGAGACAGCGGGTCGTTCCGCACCGACAGTTCCACGCCACCAGGAAACCGTACTGGATGCCGATCGGCTCGATGTCCTCGATATGCTCGATGCGCCCGCACATGGGGCAGGGGCCGGTCACGCCAGCGCCCGCAGCCCCTCAAGGGCGCGGTTGATGGCGTCGCGTCGCATTTCGAGATCCGCGATCACCGCAGCGAAGTGGCCGGAGCCGCTGGATGGGGAAGGCTTCGCGACAGGAGCCGTCGCGGGAGCTAAACTGTCATATTGACGTTGGTTGACAGATCGTTGACGTTTCGACGCTACGGTGGCATCGTTCGCCGGCGCCGCCTTCTTCTCCGGCTTCGGAGCTTCGCCCTTCACCATCAGCATCTCTGGCGGCCTGGGGTCCTTCGCGCCCGGCAGCGTGTAGAGCGCCGTCATGCCATTGCGTATGCGGTACGACCACGCCTTGATCTTCCCCTCCTGCTCGAGCTCGCCGATGATCCCCTTCAGTTCGCCCGCAGAAACATGGCACCGCTGCATCATCAGGCTCGGCGAAGCGGACCCGTTGCGGGTAAGCAGCGCGAGGCATCTCTCCTTCGGCGTCATCTTGTTCGGCACGGCTGTCTCCTTTGGCGGGGTGATCGTTTCGGGTTTCGGGCGGATCGTTGCAGGAACGGGCCGTTTCGTATCACCGACTGGCGGATTCGTGTCATCCGAGGTCGCCGGCCGCCCCCTGAAATCACACTCCCGGCAGTCGCTCGGCGCCGGCGTCGTCCAGTTCTGCCGACGCGCGCAGGCTTGCGGCTTGTGGAGGAAGGGGCAGGCCATCAGCGATCCAGTTCCTCGTTGATTCGTTCGATGCGCGCCTGAAGAATCTTCCGCTCGGCGCGGAGCCGGTCCTTGTGGCCTGGGGGCGGCAGCAATTGCACCGCGAAAAAATGGAACATCGCCCTCCCCCACTTCTCCTTTCCCAAGCGGACCAGCGCCCGGGCGATCCGGAAGTATTCGTCCGCGGACAGGCTCGCGGTGTTTCCATGGAGTTTCTGTGTGAGGAGGGAGGCCGACATCTCGATCTCGATGGCGATCCGCTTATGGGGAAGGCCACAATTGTCACAGGCGTAGTGCGCGAACTCGCTTGGGCTGGAGAACTGGCGAGGATCCGGGAGCGGCGTGTCGGTCGACCACTCGATGGTCAGTTGGGTTTTTTCTTCCGGTTTTACCGCCATTTATCGAGACCCGCCCTCCGGAAGTAAATCGAATTTAAGACCCGTTTAAGCCATCATCGTGTAAAAAAAAGAGGCGATGGAAACCACCGCCTCATCCGTTGCTGGCCTTCTTGAAGCCGCTTGGCCATATCAGGTCTTCCCGGCGGATCTTCTCCGGGAAGGTCTTCTCGATCGCCACGGCCATGTCGGGAGAACACCGCTTCACGCCCAGCGCGAGCTGGTTCAGGAAGGCTCCGACCGGAGACGGCCTCTTCGTCCGCTTCCGGATCCGGGCCGCCATTTCCTCATACGTGATTCCGAGTTCATCCTTCACGTTCTTTATGACCACGACGGGTGGGTGCTTGGTCATCCGTTCACCTCCGAGCGTAATAATAGCCCTCGGCTCTATTTTCTGTCAAGTGTTTTTATAGCCTTGGGCTTCTTCCCTGCGGTTAGCCTATGGCTATACTGACAGGCATGAAAAAGAAGGCGGAAAGAAAAAGGAAAACGTCCATTCTGGATAAGCGTCTTCAGGCAAGACTGAAGGAATTGCGCCACTCAAGGAAGCCGAAATATACACAGGACGACATTGCGAGCGTTGTCAGCGAAAAATGGACGCATACCCAGATCTCCCAAATCGAGACAGGTCGACGGGGAATCGAATATGAGAAGTTGGAGAAAATAGCAGCCTTTTTCAAGGTTGATCCGGGGGTATTCTTCCAAACAGCCGGGCCGAAAAGGGAATTGGTACGGTCTCTTATGGAGGGAATGCCGGAAGAATGCGTCGTTTCTCTCCGAAACAGCCCCAAATATCCACGGTTGCTTGAAAGATTAAGAGGCGATATAAGAAAGTGGGGGCACGGATCAGGAAGTGAAGAATCCCCCGAGGAACAAACCGGCAGCGGGTAGGGGGTTCACAACCGCCTTGTGGCTCACGGAAGAAAAAGCTCACGAGAAAGCTTGCCCGATCTTCGCGCTCGCCTTCTTCCTAACCGATGAAAAATTGATCGACGACGCCTGCCAGGGCTCCCGGTGCGCCTGGTGGCGGTGGGCTGCGCAGCCTGGGATCCACGGGCAGAAGCGCGTCGGGTATTGCGGCCACGCCGGGAAACCCGAAGAGCCCGAACCCAGGAGGGAAAAATGAGAAAAGCAAACGTGATCACCGCGGTGGCGCTGTCGATCCTTCTTGTCTTGTCCTCCGTCCCCCACCCCTCGGAGGCCGCAGGATACGATGGGAAAAACTACCTTCTCCTTAAACTCGGGGCCTACTCGCCACAACATGATGACCTTAATAATTTTGATCCGGGGTTCAATGGAGAGATTTTCTACGGGAGATATTTCCATAAGAACTTCGCGTCTGAACTCGGGGTTGGATACTTCAAGAGCAACGGGAGCAAGCAAATATCCGCGACGACTCTGAAGAAAGACGAATTCAAGGCCGTAGATATCCTCTACACCGTAAAGGGGGTCCTGCCCCTTGGTATACTCGAATTGTTCGCTGGCCCGGGAGTTGGATGGTACTCAGCCAGGGTGAACTCCATCCTCATCACGAACGGCATAAGAACCGCCTTGACCGATACGAACGGCGGCCTCGGATATCATGTTCTCGCCGGGGCGAACTTCAACATCACTCCGAAATGGTTTGGGGGGATCGAGGGAAAATACTTCTGGGCGAAGACAACCGATCACATTACGACGGTTCCCCCCGGATTCTTCGGGACTCACCTCGACGGAGCCATAGCCACGGCGAACGTGGGATATCGCTTTTAATCCCATGATTTAAGCAAGTAAGATCCGCACGGAGGCCCCTCCCCGGGGCCTTTTTTATTTCCAGCGTTTCTCCCCCCACCTGATGCCGTGGAAACATTATCGAGCCATAGGCTATATTTTCCTTGACAAGAAATAGAGCCGGGGGCTATTATTCCCTCAGCCTCGCCGCTCCTTGACCTTCAGCCCACGAGCCTGGCGGTCCCGACTACCGGCCGCGTGGATGGAAGGAAGGGGAACGGAGGGGCGAAAGATGTGGGCCGTCCAGCACATGCCCGGACGAAACCTGCGAAGGCTTGGCAGGGGCCAGCAGCAAAGGATTCAGTTCTCTGAAAGGGGCGCGGAGTGGCGGCTGAAATGTCGCCTTGAACGGGTTACCGGTGCTCCCGCCCCGCAATCGGTCCCGGCGTCCGAGGTCATAGGCGGACTGCAACGTGACCGGGCTGATGCAGAACAGCCCCGCCGGGACCACTACCGAAAGGAGGCTCCACGATGCCCGTCATATGCGTCTGCTCGATGCACTGTCCGCTCAGCGGATTCCACGACGCAGGATGCTGCGACAAGACAACGTGCGACTGCTGGTGCCACAGACCCGGCGAGCACCGTGGCTCCCGCGCCCGCATGGACGATTCTGACCCCACGTTCGCCGACGCCGCGTTCCGTCCGTTCACGCCGGAGCAGGAGGAAATGTTCAAGGAGAAGTCGGAGCGCATCTGGACGATCGCCAACGGGGTGCGGCGGTAGACCATGGACCTCTTCATCGCCTCCTACCCTCTCGCGCAATGGGACAAGATCCTCGCGCTGAGATCGCAGGACACCGCGAAGGCGAAGGTATTCCGCGCGCTCCTGCCGGGCGGATGGGTGCCGGGGGAAAAGTTGGAAGCCGCCGGCGGCGGGTGGGATTTCAGGACCCGCGTGGCGAGGATCCGTAACCTCGGCGTGCCGGTTGTATCCCGGGAGTCGCAGGTGGAACGTGCCTGTCACGAATACCACATTCCGCAACTGTTTTTATTGGCATTCGAGGAGAAGGAACGCCAGAAATGGAGGGCAGCATGAAGCGCACGATCCTCACCGAAGCCGGGCAACTGGTAGCCGACACGCTGATGCTCCTGTTCGCGGTAGGCGTCTTCGCATGGGCGCTGGCAGGGTTCTTCGGATGAAGCCCGCCACCATCGCCAAACGATCCTGCCGCCTCTGTGGGTATCCGTTCGTCCCGGAGGAGCCGGAGCAGCTCTACTGCTGCGAGTATTGCGAAGCAACCGACCGGAAGATCGACGAGGCGGAAGCACGGAGGGAGGGCCGCGCCGATGTGTGACTCCTGCGAGCACGAAGAAGTCCTCGAAGAGTTGAACGACCTGTGCGCCGATCCCGACTACGAGTGGGCGAACGACACGCTGTCGGGGATCGCGGAGTGGGTCGAGGAACATGGGCACGTGACGGATCGGCAGCTTAGCGCGATCGAGAACATCAAGGAGAAGGTGGAGGGGAGATAGAGATGGGACTGCGCGAGGAAGCGATCAAGGCATACCAGGACAAGAATGCGGCCAGCGAAGCGAAGGCCGCAGCGGAAAAACAGGAACGACTCGACAAGAGGGTCATGCAGGCGCAGGAGGACATTTCCAAAGCGTTCGCGCTCCCCAATCCCCCACACCTCGTCATCACGCGCAACGACACCTCGTACTGGCCCGAGGTGGCGTTCGAGGTTGAGGGGATCGCGTTCGACTACGATCTCGACAACCGCTATCTACGGACCATCATATCCTGCCCGAAGTGCAACGGAGAGTGGCGGCGCCGGTTCGATGTGCGGGTAAGCGCCGCCGGAGTCCGCGACCTGTCGTGGTTAGGAAATGAACTGTCGCTCTCATGGCACAACTGCCCTGCCGATCAACCGCCGCCTGCACCCAGGCCGGAGTATGTCCCGCCCAAAACCGTGGAGTATCGGGTCGACAGCCCGGAGTGCCGCCTCCTCGATTCGATCCGCGAATACGTGAACGACGCGATCGAGCAGGAAAGGGAGGGCCGCTGATGCCCTGGACCCACTTCGAGTGTCCAGACGGGGAGAAGATCGAGATCGAGAAGTGCTGCGAGAAGGGCGGGTGCCGGATGTCCGAGCGGTGCATCTCCCGGCCGACGTGCATCCTGTTCTCCCGCAGCCGGCGGACGTGGAAGGGCAAGATCTCCACGACGCAGGCGCTCAACGGGACCCGCCTCGCGTACCTCCAGATCGTCACGCCGTTTTCCGAGCGGCCCTGCGACCGCGCCTTCGCGCTGCTCGGCACGTTCCACCACCTCAAGCACCAGAAGCTGGATCTCCCGGACGCCCTGATGGAGGAGGGCCTCGAGGATCCCGACTCCACCGGCATCTTCGACTTCTATGAGGAGGAGGACGGCGTCCACGAG